TCTTCTTCTGACCACCTGATGCCAACTCTTCTGCAACCAAAGGACGACCTGCAAAGAAGATAGTCTTCCAAGCTGTAAAGTCCTTACGCAAGCGACTTCTTTCGTAGTCAGTTGCAGAACTTTTTAGGCTTTCCTCATACTCGTTCTTACGGGTGTAGTAGGTTTGCAAATCTGCTGCTGTTTGAACCTTACGTAGATGCTCGTCTACTCGCTGGTTCTTGCGTAGACCCATATCAGTCATAGTCTTGTAAGCATCCCAAGAGAATCCGCCCTTGTGAGGAATCAAGAAGGCTGCACCTTCTGGATACTGCTTGAATAACTCAGCGTTAGCGTTAACAAAATTGCCTGCCTCTTCTGCATAGCCAAAGGCTGAGACAGTTGAGCGTTCTGATTCAGGAACAGTGAAAGCAATCTGGCTTGGATAGAGTTCTACCCAGCGCTTAATTGCTGATTCATAGTCTGCGCCGTACTCATCCTTCAAGTCATTCCATAGTTGCTTGAAGTTAGCACGACCATTATCGCGTACCCACTCGTTCATATCAGACTTGAGCTGAACCTGTGGCGATGCTGGTGCAAAGAAACCGAATACAAAGCGCATACCCAATATGTTCATTGTGGTCTGCTTGACACGTAGGCGGTAATCCTCTAACTGCTGTGCAGTAGGTGGCTTAACTGTGCCGTCTTCGTTAAGTTCTCTAGGAATACCGTGGCCTGCTGACTCAAGATATGTAACTGCCTTGCGATATGCAGATGCGTACTGTGAGTCACGCTCATCGCGGTCCATTGCTGAGATCAAACGGTTAACGTGTGCTGGCAAGAATGAAGAAACGATAGGTTGATCTACAGCGTACTTGCCTAATGCTAAGCGAGTAATTTGGTCGGCAGCACCTGGTGCTCCAAAGAAATCTACTAGACCAGTCAATGTCTTAACGCTGAGTGCGCCAACAGGACCTGCAAATGTAGGGACGATTGAATCAGGGTTCAATGATGGTGTGAGCATCTTGAGTTGAGCACCAAACTGTACAGGGAATGGAACCTTGAACTCAGGTCCAATACCCAGACCGTCTAAAGTCTTTTGGATAGCATTGTAAACAGGTTCGATACCTGGATATACAAAGTATCTTTCGCCTTGGTCATCCTCTTGGATGAAACCTGAGTGGCTGATACCTTCGTATGTCAACGCAGCTACTGCGATTGACTCTGGGTTGTAGCGCACAGCGCGACCAATACGACGATAGAAGTCTTCAGTAGCACGATAGAAACGTGCAAAGTTACGTATAGAGAAAGATACCTGTGAACGGACTAATGGGTTATCAATATAAGCCAGTGTCTGTCCAATAGCACGTTCTTCTACAACTTTAGCAAGATCGCGCTTTGCAAGTTCAGTAGCTTGGTCGATAAGACCCTGTTCTGCTGGGTTGATACCCTTTGTATAGGATGCAATCCAAGCATCTTCAAAGCCAGTCTTACGCATCTGCTTACGGATGTCTAGCATCTCAGATACAACGATAGGTTGACGTGAGATACGGGCGTTAGCCATACCTAACCAACGCCAACCATTTTCCATTAAAGACGCTGTGTAGTTTCCTGAATCAGTTACAGGTACAAGTTGTGGTCCAATGACGTTTTCTGGCAAGTCCATATCGCTCTGAGTGTAGAGATCTTCTAGTGAGACACGTCCTGATACTACATACTCGCCATTCTCATCTACCGTACGTACCTTCTCAAGAAGATCCATATTAAGTTCTTTGACACCATTAGCATCTACGCGACGAGTCTCAAATACCTTACGTGTACGGTCAAAAACAATCTGTGCGTGCTCATCAACGCTAATTTCTTTAGCCTTAAAAATAGAATCGTCAACGATCTTAGGATTCTTTCGTAGGTAATCAGCGATAAGGCGTACTGCAACATCTGGCTTGTCTAGGTTTGCTACCGCAATAGCGCCTAGTTCATCATTGGCTACATAAGATACACGTAGCAAGTAAGCAACCATAGACGCTTCGTCCTGGTTAGTCACACCAATAGACTTAAATCCACGTACTCCTTGAGCACGAGTGTATTTAGTCTTAGGCCCTGTGATGCGTAGGACTGTTGAGCGAACCTTGTGCATCTTGGTAAAGCTGACAGCGCTAGTTAAAAAGTCGCCACCGGCAGCAAAGTTAAAGCCACCCTCTGAAATAATAGATAAGAAGTTTTCAATATCACCATAAATAATTTGCTCTGTGAGCAGGTCTACTGCATCTTGATTAAGAGGCTTGCGTCCTTGAGACTTTAAGAAGTTATTAACGCGACCCTGTGTTAGAGCACTTGCCATAATCTCACGTGTTTTACGTACTACATCTACGTCAGTTTCCTTGCGTAACTTGGAAATTTTGTTACGTGTTTCTTTGATAACCTTTTCGTTTGTCTCGGTCTCTAGTTTTTTGCGAAGAACTTTGATTTGCTCTTTGTTAGCAACTAGAACTGCATCTAGCTTGGTAATCTCATCTGCATAACGCTGTGCTTCTTCTTTGTTAAGAATACGCATAACAGAACCTAGTGGGCTGTTAGCAATTCCTTCTAGTCCACCAGTTTTGCTTGCAGACTGCAGGCTTGTTAGTACACGTGTGGTCAAACGACGGCTAGTAGCAAGACCCCAAGGAGTCTCACCGATAGCAAGGTTAACCATTAAATCTTCAATTGAGTTACGGATAGCATAACGAGGGCCGGCAAGTGTCAAGAATGACCACATACCTACAGTCTTCTCAAGAAACTCGTTGTTTGCTACAGGTCCCAGTAACTTCTGTCCTAGTGTGCTACGAGCAGTGAGGCGATCAATGTCTACTAATGTAGGAACTGTGACCTTAGTGTTAAAGTCTGTAGCAAATGCACCGACTGAGTCTAGTTCTCCACCAGTATTATCAAACTTTGTAAGACCCTTACCAGCCATTAAGCGACCTACGTTTTGTGTAGGTTCTGTGGTGTTAATGCCACGAATATCAGTGATGTTTGCCATCAATCCACCGAAGAAGTCTTTACGCTGGCCTAGATCTTCAATACCACGGAAAGTTTCTGCAGCTAACTTAGCTTCACGTTGTGGAAATACCAAGCGTGCAAAGCGATAGATGTAATCTGCTGCATTTGGGTCCATTAAATCAAACTCATCGTCCCTAAACATAGGAGCAATAGCAAAGCGTTGCTTAAAGCGGTCAATGCGTACGTTAATATCTGCTACTGAAAAGCGAGCAACGCCAATCTTTTTAGTTTTGTTAAGAGCATTAACAGTTTCTACAATTTGTTCACGGCCTTCTGTGATTGCCTTGTAGATTCCTGCATCTGTTGCGTCTTCTCCAAAGAAAGATGCGTTAGTAAGTGCTGGCCCAACTCTGTCAATATTAAATACTTTGTTAACTTGTGTTAATGCTGCAACACGTGCCTTGCGTGCCTCTGTCATACGAGGAGCGATGATGCGACGACGACCACCTGCACCCTTAATCATCTCATCTAGTTGCTTTGAGTTGAGAAAGAAAGCCTTAGCTGTCAATACATCTTCAATAGGTTCTGCTGCTTTGTTAAATGTCTGAATAACTGCAGTACCAAACTCTGGTGCCAGTATCTTCATCTGTTCAATTAGCTGTGCCTTAGCCTCAGTGTTACCTAAAGCATCTGCTTCACGGTATGCCTTAAGTTTTGAACCATAGTCATTCCAAAACGCAGTAGTTTTTGTTTGATTAAAGTAGTTTGCAAAGGCAACGCCATCGCGTGCTGCACTACCTACTATAACCTCTAATGAATATTTGTTAATATCGTAGAGCTTTTTAGCCTTACCACCAACAATAAGTGGATCTGCTGTCAAACGGAAGATTGCATCTACCGCACCAGAGACTGCCTTATAGAAAAAGCCTGAACCTTCGTATTTCTCAGGTGTAATTAAGTTAGCAAACTGACGACCAGGCGAGTATTTGGCTGCCTGAACAGCATCAAGTGTATCTTGAAATAGGTCTTGTTCTTCTTGAGTACCTTGCGACTTGTTATATAACTTCAAATACTTAGTTTGTTCAGGTGTTGCTTCCTTAAGAATCTTGCCTTGGTCTTCACCTGCTGCAATACGCATAGCAACTTCGACAGCGTTCTTGTCAAAAAGTTCTTTTGCACGCTCAATACGGTTTGGGCTAAAGACTTTGTCGCCCTTATCGTTAGCAATGTCCCACGCTTCGTTGAGATCTACCTGCTGATCTGCTGCAATAGCAACAGTACGATAGAGACGTGTAGAAAAATCAGATACATTTTGTAAACCAGCTAGGCCTTTACCTAATGCGCTAACAACTTGACCGCCTGTGTAGTTCCACGCAGTAGATAGCCAACCTTGGTCTGGCTTTACTGCTGGGTCTTCATTGCCATACTGTTGCTTAAGAGACTCCTGCTGTGCTGAAGTAAGTTTTGCGTACTGTTGCTTAGCCAAACTAGGTGGAAGATTACTTAATTCTTTGTGAGTCTTAAGAGACTTATTGTATGCCTCTATTCTTTTTCTATCTTCTGCTGCTAACCTAGCTGCATACGATGCAGATGTTAAGTTATCAGCCATTAGTTACCTCGCGCTAAAGCGTTCTGATAGAGAATAGCAATTTCTCCAGTATTGTCATACGGGATCATTTCAGCCAAAATGTCCGAGATCTTGCGTTGTGCAGACTGTGGCTGTATTAAAGCCTCTGGTCCTGCACCCGGACCACGAGCAATGCCTGTAGTAATCGGTTCATCTGGTCGCTCTGTTGGTGCGTATAATCCTGTTACTGATCCCTGTGTTGCCGATTTGCGTACATCGCCTGCGCGAGCAGGGCGTACATCTGCAGTCTTGGAAAGCGGAGCACCTGACTTAATAGCCTGCGTCTCAACGCCTTCACCGTATGCTGTAGAACCCATTTGCAACTGATCGGTACGTGTAGAGAACTTACCTGGGCCTGCTGGTCCAGCCAGTGGATTCATCATACTCACTGTTTGTCCTCCTCTAATTTTTCTAAATCTGCTGTCATATCTTCCCAAGCTCTATTAGTTTGAGTAAGATGATTTGATTGATAAATTGCTAATTCCATTATTTCACCTGTTAAGGTTTCAATAGATGATGCTATGTTGTGTATAAAGCCTACGCCTACTACAACGAAGTCAAGAAAGCGTACTGGACGAGGAATGTAATTGTCATCTTTCATCGCCCAGTACACCTTTCATTAAAAGTATTATCCTTTTTTGACTGCGTTTCCGCGTCGTCCTGCTGGCATCATTGACGGTACTACCTTGCCTGGTCCTGCTGGCTTAGAAGTATCCTTCTTACCCTCAGTTGGCTTTGACATTGGTGCTGCTGCACGTGATCCTTTGTTCATTTTACACCTCCTCTTATTATGCTGCGCCGGTAATACCAGCTAGTAGTTGGGCTATATCGGGACGTTGACCAGCAGCAGGGGCCGTACCAGCTTGTTCTTGTGGAGGTTGCTGCGAGGCAGGAGCGGGGGCCACACCTGCTGCTGGAAGTTGTTGTTCCATACCCGGTGCCATAGGTGGCATCTCTGGGGCTGGTTCTGGTGCAAATGCTTTTTCGATTGTGCTCTCTAGCGATTGGCCCTTTTGCCGACCTTGGATAACACTCGCAATGCGGGTGATAATCTCGCTAGGGTCTTGTCCTTGCGCTGCAAGAGCTGGTATCGCCTGAGCGTACTGAGCAACAGCAACGCGCAAAGAGTCGCGCATTTCTTCAATGTCAACACGTTGTTCCTCCTGCGTAACATTCAAGTCCATAGGAATCTCACGACGTACATAGTCACGAGATACAAGCTTGTCTGAACGCATTTGTAGTAAAGCAATGATGGCACGGTTTGGATCCATACCAGACATAATTCCGTAGCGTAC